TTTCGTAATGGTGTTCAAGTTGATGATGATAACTTAGTTGTAAACGCTAATGGCTTGGTTGGTATCGGCACGACCGTTCCAATCGAGTCTTTGGATGTTAGAGGAACAGCAAACATAGTTGGTCTTGTAACTGCCTCAAGTGGTAGTATTAAAAACCTCGAAGTAACTGGTGTTGGCACAATTACTTCAGGTTCTGTAGGAAATCTAACTGTTAATGCAGCAGGTATTGTTACTGCTGTCTCTGGTCTTGTAACTTATTATGGTGATGGTTCCAAGTTAGTAAATATTCCAACATCTCAGTGGACAGATATTGATGTTGGATTAGGATTTACAAGCATCTACAATAAAGGATATGTTGGCGTATCCACCAACGATCCTAGAATGAATCTCCAGGTTGGTGGTAATCCACTTCTTTCTGGCACACTTCCTGGTGGTGTTGGTATCAGCTCTCTGGGACATATCAAAGCGACTGGTGTCGTTACTGCAACTGAATTTGACGGAAAATTTACTGGTGCTGTTACAGGAAATGTAAACTCTTCAGGTGTTTCTACATTCACCGACCTCAAAATTGGTAGCAATATCACTGCAACTCTTGGTGTTATTACAGCAACAACATTTGATGGTGATTTTAGTGGAACTCTAACTGGAGATGTTGTTGGTATTGCCACAACTGCCCGAGGTCTGATAGGTTCTCCAAACATTACAGTAGGAACTGTTAATGCTTCAGATATTACAGCAAAGACATTAAATCTTACAGGTGTAGGTGTAGTTACAGCAACATCGGTTGTTGGAGCAGCATTATCCGCAGGATCCATAGGAATTGGAACTGCTTCCCCTGCAAATACATTCCAACAGAGAGCAACTGGTGCTACAGAACTTCAAGTTACGAGTGATACTTCATCAGCAAGTGTGACTGTAGGTAGAGAACCAGGAACTTCTAATACGAATAATGCTGAATTTAGATATGGTGGTAATAATTTATACCCATATAGTGATGCAAAATCCTTAGATTTACTCAATTACGGCACTCATAATTTTAATTTTTATCTGAGTGCTAATGATTCAAATGGTGCTACTGGAAATTTCTATTGGCACAAAGGATCGAACAATTCTCGTTTAATGACCCTCACCAAAGAGGGATACTTAGGAATTGGAATAACAGATCCTGTACATATGTTAAGTGTTCAGGGTATTTCTACATTTACTAGTGCCGCATATTTTGAAACCACCGTAGAAACTGGTGGTAACTTAACAGTAGGTGGAAATCTTAACTTAGGTTCTAATGCAAACATTACCGCATCTTTGAGAGGTAATGTTGAATCTCAAAATGGATCTAGTGTAATTCTTAGAGTTCCTACAGCAGACCAAAATCCAGTAGAGACTGCTGAATTGCAAGCAAGAGTTGTTGGTGGAGCATCTACAATAACTAAATTGACAGTTTCTGGAACAGGATTTGACGATCAACCAGTATTTTTTGTAAAGGTTGGTAACACCGCAGATCCAGTGGCATCGGATGTCGTTGTAAATGTAAATTCTCAATCCCAAAACAAATTTGTAGTTACAGATCAGGGCAGCGTGGGAATTGGGACCACAAATCCCCAAAATGCCTTGGAGATGAGTTTTGCACAAAGACCGCTTGTTTTTCCAAATATGACCACGACATATAGAAATACTTTGTCATCGGCTGGAGTTGCAACAGCAAAAGGGTCTGTTATTTACAATACAACAGACGATAAACTTCAAGTTTATGCCGGTACTTCCTGGGTAGATTTACACTGATGACTATTAAAAGTTCAGGATCACAACTATCATTTACCAATATTGCCGATGAGTTCGGATTTCCTCCGAACAATAATCTTGGTGCCTATCGTGTCTCTCAAGATGTAGGTTCACTAAATGACTTACCATTAGATACGAATGTTCCTCAAACTGGTCAAATTAAATTTAGTGATTTTTATAGTAAAAAATTAAATATTGTTGTTAAATGTGAAGGTGGCAATCTTGCCTCTGCGGATTACGATGACGATAGTGTTGTTATTGGTGGTTTTAGATCTAAACCTAATAGAAATAATAATGCGTGGCAGGGTGGCAAGAAAATCTTCATCAACATAACTGGCATTTACAGTAGTAACGGAGCATCCCTTAGCGGTTCTCAATCACAAAGAAGTTGGGCATTTAGGACTGGTAATTCTACATATTGGCCGACTGATACTACTATGACAATCGACGTTAGTTCAGATGGACAAGTCGTAGGTAGAGGTGGAAGAGGTGGAAATGAGAGTGGTGGAAATGGTCAGAATGGATCTAATGGATTAAGATACTTATCTGGTGCAACCCTTAATAATTTAGGATATATCTCCGCAGGTGGTGGTGGAGGTGGTGGGGGATCTCATGCAGAACAAAATGACTGGGGTGATAAAAACGACGCCGAAGGTGGAGGTGGTGGAGGAGGAAATGGACTCCCTGCCGGGGCTGGTGGTAGAGGAAATGGTGGAGGTAGTGCTGGAAGTCTGAAAAATGGTGGATCTGGTCAAGCAGGAGAAGATGATTCTGAAGCAGAAGGCGGCAGTGGTGGTAAGGGTGGTTCAAATGGTGGAGACGGTAATGGTGCTACTGGTGGAAGAAATAAAGAAGAAAGTAATGGATCTGGTGGTGAAGGTGGAAAAGCAACAGAAACATACTGATACATAGTAGTATCAGTATCATTTTATTATGGACGATTTTATTTGTCGTTACAAAGAGACTTTTACTCGACAAGAATGTAGAGAAATTATTGAAGAAATAGATTTTTTTGAAGAAACACAGAGGTTATTCAGAACAGATAAGAATCCACATCTACAAGATCAAAAAGCAATAAATGTAAATGTTGACTTTGAAGTTGACTTTGCATCAGCAACTAGAGTCAATAAATTGATGTTTCCCAAGTTAAAAACTTGTGTGGATCAGTATCTAGAAAAATATACTGTTTTAGGGCAAAGAAAGTTTATAATTTATGATATGAAAATAAAAAAACTTGAAGCTGGTGCGGGATTTCATTCCTGGCACTACGAGAATGGTGACTATTTAAGTTGTGGTAGAACATTTGTTGTTCAAACATATCTTAATGATGACTTTGATGGTGGAGAAACGGAATTTTTATACATCAATAAACGAGAAAAAGCATCAACTGGTGATGTGATTATCTTCCCATGCCAATATACTCATACACACAGGGGCAATCCTCCTCTAGGCGGCACAAAATATCTTGCTACCACATGGGGTTGGATTCAACCAACACCTGATGATACTCATAAATTTAACAATAATGAAAAGTGAAATTTTAGAGGCAACAATCTATCAAGAACCATTTCCCTTGATGGTCATCGAGAATTTTTACAATGAATCAGAACTAGATCTTATATGGGAGGAATTAAATTTCCTTACTAAACCAAATAAGTTAGTAGAAGCAAAAGATTATGGTGGTGTTGTTGAAAATACAAATGCAAAGGCACTTATTCTAGATGATGTATATGAGGGACATAGATCTGTATCAAACATTCTAACCGTAAATAGAAAATTGTTTAGTTCTGGGGTATTGGATAATTTTGCACAAATTCATCCATGCTGCAAGATAGCACCAAAATCCAACTGGGACTGCACTAAAATCAGATACTATCATAATGGCGAATACTATGACCCACACACCGACAGAGACTTTCAATTCTTAGCATTTTCATATTTCTATAAAGAACCAAAGAAATTTTCTGGTGGTGATTTAATTTTCCCTGAATATGACTTCAAAGTTTCATGCAACAACAATAGCATGGTCATTTTTCCTGGTTGGGTAGAGCATGGAGTTAGGAAAGTCACCATCAAAGATTCTGATTACTTTGAAGGTAACGGTAGATATGCTATCACATCTTTCTTTGGATGTCGAGCAAGAAACAAGAAGGGAATCTTGACAAGTTGATGGAATCGCTGTAGACTCTGCCTTGTCGCGGTTGATGGGAACATCATGAGCTCAAAACACAATAAGGTTCATCGGTAGAGACGTGCTATAATATCTGCAAGACACCCAAACCCATGACCATTACCCTTCGTCCCCATCAGCGTCAAGCATGTGATGCGATGTTGAAGCACACCAAAGGTCAAGTCATCATCCCTACAGGTGGCGGTAAGACCATGTGTATGATTCAGGATGCTCTTGATCACTTTGCTGTTCATGATGCTGGTATCATCGTTGTTGTTGCTCCTCGCATCCTGTTGGCACAGCAGTTGTGCTCTGAGTTCTTGGAGCATATTGATGATGCTGCTGTTCTCCACGTTCACAGTGGTGAGACTGAGCACTTTAGCAGCACCAAATCTTCTTACATCAAACGGTGGAGTGATCAGGCATATCGTAAGCAACTGATCTTTACCACATATCATTCCCTTCACAGGGTTCAGGAGTCTGGTATCAACGCTCATACCATCTACTTTGATGAGGCACACAACTCTGTAAAACGTAACTTCTTTCCTGCTACTGAGCACTTCAGTAATGATGCTGAGCGTTGCTATTTCTTTACTGCCACTCCAAAGCATAGCGTCAGTATCTTCAAACCTGGGATGAATGATGGTGAAGTCTATGGTCAGGTGATTTGTAATGTGCCTGCACCTAAACTGGTTGAGGAAGGTTACATTCTGCCACCAAAGGTTTCCATCACGGAACTGCCTCAGGGTGATTTCAAACAGTCTGACTGTCAGAACCTGTTGGATACGATTGATGGCAACTCTCTGAACAAAATCCTGATTGCTGCTAGGTCAACACGTCAGATTGTCAAACTGCTGGCAGAGTCAGACTTTTACCATCAACTGCGTGAGCGTGGATACTCTTGCCTCTACATCACGTCAAAGACTGGTGCTTTTATTGATGGTGTCAAGGTTGACCGTGATGAGTTCTTCAAGACTCTTAATGCCTGGGGCAAAGACCCTGAGAAGCGTTTCGTAGTAATCCACCACTCTATCCTGTCTGAGGGCATCAACGTCAACGGTCTGGAAGCAGTGCTCTTCATGCGTAACATGGATTGTATCGGTATCTCACAGTCTATTGGTCGTGTGATCCGCTTAGGAGACCGTCACAAGACCTTTGGCTTGGTTTGTGTGCCTGTCTATGATAA